GTTAAATTAGTACCAGATGCGGAATTTGATAATGACAACATAATAACTTTATTGTCTTCACCATTTGAATCTTTACCAAGTTTAAATTTACTAATAGCTGAATTTCGTGACCAAACATTTCCTTTAATAAAACTATTAGACACACCATTCTCACTTAGTGTCTTTCCTATCAAATTTAACATTTTATCCCATTGAGAGAAAATAATAATTCTATTTTCATCATTTGCTACCAAAGTTCTAACTATTGAAATTAGTTTTCCTAATTTAGAACCATATTTTTTAATAAGTGGATTTCCTTCTTCGGGTTCTTTTTCTTCCTTTTTAGAATCTACCAAATAAATTTCTTTACCTGCTAGGTCAGCCTTACACATTGGACAGTTTTTCTTAACTTGAAGACACATCTCCAAACATTCTTTACAGAAAATATGACCACATGGTGTTAAACTTGGATTAGATAAAGTATCAAAACAGATAGAACAATTTTGTTCCAAATCAAGTTCGTCTTTCTTTGCCATCTTAGTTAGAATTTGTAACATATATCTTGACTCTGACACTTTTGTTTGATAATTCTTCTTTAACATTGAATATGCTTGATTAGTTTGGTCTAGATTCTCCAACTTTTTCTCATATGTAGTAACTGAATTTTCATGATATTCGACCAATTTATCTTGCATTTGTTCCAAATCAACTTCTGTATTTCCAAAATACTTACTAGTTGTATCTGAAATTAGAATATGACAACAAAGCTGTTGTAATGTTATATCAGAAACATATCCACCTTTCTTGGAGTTATATAGATTCTTTTCTAACTCGGTCAAGTTAACCCAAATTACTTCTTCTTCATAACCTGGAATTTGAATCTGGTTATTAACATCTACTTTTCTATGACGAATCATAATATTAGATAAAACTTGATCTATAATATATGTTTTATTAATAAATTCAGATGAATTCATTTTCTTTTTACTACTTTTGTCAAACATCTCTAAATCTATGAAATCAAAACACTTTTTTAAACCCTCATAATTAATAAATGGAGTTCCTGAAATAAACCAGTTATAATTCGAATTCACTTGAGACAACCATTCAGACATATATTTAGCCATACTCGCATTTGTCAATTGTAATCCAAAAATCTCATGACCTTCATCTACAATTAATCGATGAAAATGAAAATGTTCTAAATTAGGTTGTTCTTTAATCATAATATTTTCATTATTATCTCGCCATCCTTGTAATACAGTTTTAAGACTAGTGATTCTTGTACCAAAAACAAAATTAGATGGAGTACAATATTGATAATTAACAAGTGGATAATATTTAAAGTTCATTAAAAATTGTTGAGTAACAATTATAATATCTGCATCTTTAATATCCTGATAAGTTAATTTGACATGAGTGTTTTTAGTTAATAATTTAATAATATTTGCACTTGGGAATATCTTCTTTACTTCCATTTCCCATTGTTTGGATAGATGAGAAGGACATACAATCAGCGTAGCATTACTGTAAAGTAGATTGTTTTTATATTCCTCTGTATATGTAGATGGATTCATAGCTACTACTGTTAATGAGGTAATCGTTTTACCTAATCCCATTTCATCTGCTAAGATACCACCTTTTGTTTTTAGTATTAGTTTACAATCAGATTCATCATCGTGACAACCTTTATTTGGATTATAATTAATATCTACCTCACCAAATGGTATTTTATAATTATAGTTACATTCTAAGTTGATTGTGCCTTTTTCTATAGCCAACATTTTTGCAACTGATTTTTTTTGATATTCAAAAAGATCAACCTTAAAAGATAACGGCTGAACAATCGGTTCATGATATGGCAAGTAACTAATATCACTCACTTTTGGATAAGATTCATACCCTCCATATATTTTTAACTGATTGAAAAGGGTTGACAAATAAACTTTGAACCCAACCGAAGTATCTTTATAATCATTAACATATGAATCATCTACCGTAAGTTGTACACCAACTACTTCTCTAGTATTATTATAACTAGTAACTGTAGCAACTGAAGCTTTATATTTCCATAAAGCTGACCCATATAATACTTCAGAAAGAATTAACATTTCTAAAGGGTCTCTTGTTTGTTTCGTACAAACAGTATTATCTTCTTTAGAAAAATTAAAGATTAAAGTACCTCGATTATAACCTACCCCATTGATCTTAAGTTGATCGTTAGACTCTGAGTACTTTGTATTATGGCTACCATAATAATTATCGGAAAAATGTATTTCTTGCATTAATAATGAATTTTATGAAGGAAACACCTAAAATATCAACTTTTTTATTTAATACCACACGGTGGTATCACCACTACAAATAGGTTTATATTTATCTTTATTTTTAAATCTACTAGTCCATGACTTTGCCATTCTTTGTAACATTGTTGTAGTAGAATTTAAATTAACACACCCATCAGTTATACTTTGTCCATAAACTAAATTACCACCTGTTGTTAATTTTTGATTTCCTTCTACTAAATTAGATTCAATCATAACTCCAGCTATAATATCTTCACCGTTGTCAAATTGAGACATTACTGCATCAACAACTAATGATTGATTACTGTGTATTTTACCAGAATTACCATGCGAACAATCTATAACCAGTTTATTTTTAATCTTATCTTTCATTAATGTTTTTAAATGCATTATTGATACATGATCAAAATTTGGTCCTGTTTTACCACCTCTTAAAATAATATGCGAATCCATATTACCTTTAGTAGTAACAATAGATGCTTGACCATTTTCATTAATACCTAAAAAGGAATGTTTATATTGTGAACTAACAACCGCATCTACTGCAATATCCAAACTACCTCCAGTTCCATTTTTAAAACCAATTGGCATAGATAATCCAGAGGCCAGTTGTCTATGAAGTTGTGATTCAGTAGTTCGAGCTCCAATTGCACCCCATGTTACTAAATCAGAATAATACTGTGGAGTAAAAACATCAAGAAACTCGCATGCTACTGGTATATTCATATTAGTAATATCAACTAATAGTTTTCTAGCTATTTTTAATCCATCATTAATCTTACAAGTATCATTTAAAAAAGGATCATTAATTAATCCTTTCCAACCAATGGTACTCCTTGGTTTTTCAAAATATACTCGCATTAATATAAATAACTCACCTTCAAATCTTTTCTTCATATCAACTAAATATTTAGCGTACTCGAGTGCTGCTACTGGATCATGAATACTACATGGTCCTACTATTACCATTAATCTATTATCTTTTCCAGATAATATATTAGAGGTTGTTTGTCTCCAGTTAATAATTTTCTGAGTAAGTTCATCAGTTAAAGGAATTTCGTTTTTAATAGAATAAGGGGGATATATACTTTCAATATTGTCAATATTGATATTATATGTTGACATTAATACTAAAATGTATATTTTTTTAAATAAAAAATATATATTTTTTATTTAAGACATTACAATAATTAAAAGTTTATGTTGAATACGCTAATCCAGCCATACCCGATTTAATAAGTAAATAATTATAATTAATACCGTAAATAGTGACTGTTTTATGAGAATCATTTAATGAACTTTGTTTATTCGTATCTAACCATGTTTTAGAATTATTTCTACTTTGTTCATTAATTGTAAATTGTAATTGTGCGTTATCAACCCTTGAAAAATTCAACGATCCCATTGGTGTAGAAGATTTTGGATTCCCACTAAATGAATATAAATAAACGTGATGTTCTAATTTATTTCTATAATTCTCATAGTTTTGTAAATAATAGTAATATTTAAAATCCTTCCATTCAACTCTAGGATATCCATTTATCATTATTCTAGCATCACCTAATATATGATCTTTATTGCTATCATTATATTCTTCGAAAGTATTAGTACCACCACCTGACACTATAGAATTATCAGAAATATCTTTAGAAGCATAAGATGGTTTATCAGAAAAATTAAAAGGTTCAGGTAATCTTCTAATATTATCATTTGAAAAATAAAAAAATAATTCTTTAACTGGATGATTAAATGAAGATAATTCAATAGATTTACCTTGAGAAACTGGACACTTAATTTGTTGAACTTGAGTAATTAAAATCTTATGTTCTTCTTGAGATATCCGTTTTCTATCATCAGTGTCAAGATAAATATAATTACAATCTAATCTAACTCCTTCTAAAGATTGCTGTTTCATTTTGTTAAATTCTTGCATATGAACAAACCCATTTTTTGAATCCTTATCAACTGTTTGACTTAATACTTGATAGCAAGAATCCCAGTCTCTAATAGTAACTTCAACCTCGACATCATGATATTGTAAAGCAATTAAAGGCAATGACTTGTTTAAACTATTACAAAACCAAAACTTGAGAGGGATATAAACATAGGATGAATCTACTTTTTTTCTTGGAGTAGTTAAACTTTTATCACATCCAATCATACATAGTTTATTCCAATCATCATCATATAAATCTGTATAAATTTGAGTAAAATCACCACTTTGCTCATCAATTAGCTGACCGCCAATGTATAGTTTAACATTCTCAATTAGAACATTGCCAATATAATCAACCCATCTAACGTAAAAATTAGGAGAGGTATCAGTTAAAAAATCTCTATCTAATTCAGGTAATTTAGCTACAAAATACATACTATTTAATAAATCACCTTTTCTTTCTATCTTAAATTTAGTTGTTGTTCCCCAATTAGAACTTCCTAATGGTTGCATACTACTGGTTGATTTTACAAAATTATTTATTTTTTTTACAGGTTCATTAAATATACTGTCTTTAGCATCATTGGATAAGAAATTTTTCTCTTGAGCTCCGATAGCTACTAATTGTGTTAATGCACCGCTTGCCATTTTATATAATAAGCTTAGAAATTTTAGATGTTAAGATTATTTTCAAGATCATTTTCAAGTTTAAATAATTAATTCTATATGTTTATATTTAATTATTTAAATCGGATAAGTTTATAGATGTCCATATTATTTATGAGTCTTCTATAACTAGGTTGTTAATTTAAAATAGTATCAACTGGGTAATGGTCAGAAGCTGGATGTATGGTATCAACTATCTTTAGTTTTGGTTCAGTTTTAGAATCAAAAATATAATCACCTGGTTTATGAATATTAGGATAACAACAAGATTTTATTTTATTAGAATCTGTTTTTAATAAATAATTAACACCATTAATGATTATATCAAAACTATATTTATCACTATTATCATATAATTCATTAAAATCACCAATTAAAATAATCCTATCGATAATAAAATTAGTAAATATAATATTTTCATTAATAAATATATTTATTTCTTCATTTATAATTCTTATTAATTCCAAACTATAATGATAATTAGATTTATTTACTTTACCAGTATACTTTCGAAAATCATTAGTATCATGTGGTGCATGAAGATTTAATACTAAAATTATATTATCACTCTCTTCTAATAATAATAATTGTATTGGTCTGCCTTTATGAAATTCAGTTGTCTTTTCTTTAATAAGTTGATAACAGTTTTTAAAAAAAGTAGTTATTGTTTCTTTACCCGATTTACCAGAAACATAACTATATTTGTTTAATACTTGAGGGTCAAAAATTTTATTAATACATTCTACTTCTTGTAACCCAATAATATCATAGTCACCACTTTTAATAATATTTTTAACATTTTCTTGAGCTAATTCTTTAGGTAAAAAATTATCATTTAACCCAAGCATTGCTTTATAATAAATGTTATATGATAATATTTTGAGTTTTTGTCGGCCAATTTTTATTGGATAATTAATACGATATTTATTCATAGTATTATAGACTAGATTAAATAAAGTCTTCATAACTAAAAGTAATATCCGAGTCGTGAATACTTAATGTAAATTTCATATCCAAATCATCAATAAAAATAGGGATAATCTGTGATTCTGTACTCTTTAGGATGAAGAAAATACCCTTCTTTGTTTCTGAAAAGGCTGAGTTTTCTAAATCAATATTACTTACAAAATGTTGAATCATTGTTAATAATTCTAAATCCTTTACTTCTAATAATGCGTTATTCTTTAATTCTTCAAAATTATTTTCAACTATATAATTGTATTTACAGTAAACATCTGCCTCAAATATATCTGGTTCTTCAACACTCAAGGTCATTAACTTGTCTTTATTATTAAGAAATAAATTTAATGTTTCTAGATATCCTTCCGGTAAATAAACATTTTTATTTTTCTCAATTGTTTGGGCCATTAAATATTAAATAAACATATTTTTAACTATCTTATTTAATTACATAAAAATATTGTTAGATATATCTTGATATTTGAATACCTTAAATATATCTTGATATTTGTTTTCTATTAATTGTTGATCATTAATAAATTCATCTTTAGAGTAAGAGTGTAAATGAAATAAACCATAGATTTTGATTTTATGACCCTTTTTAACGAGTTTAAAATATTTCGGATATTGGAACAATAACTTGTCAATATGATTAATATCTAATCCCTTAATATTTTTTGGAAGTACTTTTCTTAGATTTTTTTTGTATTTAGATATATAAATTGAAAGACTATCCTTCATTGCATCTACTAAATACGGTAGAAATTTGTCGGATAATTCTGGTTGTATATTTAATTTTGCTTTCTTAGATGGTAATGATGAAGTTGATAAATCTTTTATTTTTTTATTTGATATTTCTTCTTCTGATATATTCTCAATATCACTTACTAGGTTGGTAATGTTAGATTTTTGTGGAGCAAATATAACTAATTTCTTATTTTTCTCTTTGATAATATGACATAAATGTGTAAAGTCAATATCAGATGTAGCTAAAATAACCATTTCAATAAACTTGTTATTAAATAAATCGTTAATTATATCTGTCACCATATAAATATCAGAAGTTTGTTTCCGTTCATTGCCAAAACATTGAATCCCTTGAAATCCATGTTTTCTAGACTTGACTGCCCATTTCTTCATAGATTCATCTGTCCAATCTGCAAAAATCTTTTTAATAATAATATTACAATTAGCTGCTCGATCTAATATTTCTTCAGCACTTTTATAAGAAACATTATCGGCATCAATATAAATTGCACAATTCATAATTTAATTAAATAAGGTATCTAGTCTTTATTTATATTTAAAATATAATAAAGTATTATAACAAATATTTAAAAAAGTATATGTTATATTTATAATGATTAATAATTTATTTAGAAGCAACCGATTACTTGCAAATAGAACTGTTTATAGAACTATTATAACCGATTTTAAAAATCTTGTTGAAATGCAAGAAAAATCATGCTTAGAACATGCTAATAGACCTTTATTCGGAACTAATAGTCCTAACATTAATTGGATGACTTACCAAGAATGGGATAACAATATTAGTTTATTTAGAAAAATGTTACATAATATAAATATCAATTATGGAGATAGAGTTTCTATAATTAGTAACAATAAAATAGAATGGGCTGTTTCCGCCTATGCAACTTATAGCATTGGAGGAATTTTTGTACCAATGTACCAAAACCAGCTTGAAAAAGATTGGAAGTATATATTAAATGACTCAAAATCTAATGTCTTAATATGTACAAACAAGGAAACTTTTAAAAAATGTAAAAACTTCTTAAATGAAATCAAACATTTGAAAAATATTATATTATTAGAAGATAATTATAGTGATTTATACCAAAATATTAAATGTGCAGAATACAAAAGTATTTATCCCAATGAAGATGACTTGGCTACTATTATTTATACTTCTGGAACAACTGCTAATCCAAAAGGTGTTGAATTAACACACAAAAACATAGTCAGTAATATCAAAGGAATACGGAATTCTTTTTCTGATTTTTCAAAAATATGTAATGAAAACGATAGATCCATTTCTTTTTTACCATGGGCACATTCTTATGGACAAACATGTGAACTTCATTCGACAATATCTACAGGTTCCAGTATGTATTTGTCTGAAGGTATAGATAAATTAATTGATGAAATAAATATAGTTAAACCGACACTATTATTTTCAGTCCCAGCTCTTTTTAATAAAATATATGATAATATTAATAGTAATATAAAAACTAGTAAAATTAAAAGTATAATATTGGATGATGCTTTAAAAACAAGTAATAAGATAAGAAATAAAGATAATTCAATAATTGATACTTATAAATATAATTTTTATAATAAACATTTGTTTAGTAAAATTAAAGAAAAATTAGGAGGTAACATTAAATTAGCATTTGTTGGAGGTGCTGCTACACCTTTAGAAGTGTTAAATTTTTTTGAAAATATTAATATACCTATAATAGAAGGGTATGGGTTAACAGAAACATCACCAATAATTACCTTGGGAACAAATGAATACCCTGATAGAAAAGTTGGCAGTGTTGGCAAACTACTTCCTGAAAATGAAATAATAGTATTATCAGAAAATGAAGATATTTTAGATAATAACATGATAGGAGAAATATGTGCATATGGACCAAACATTATGAATTCATATCATAATAAACCAGAAGAAAATAAAAAATCCTTTTTATTCAAAAATGGTAAACGATATTTCAGAACTGGAGATATAGGATACTTGGATTCAGAGAATAGACTTTATATTAAAGGAAGAATTAAGGAACAATACAAATTAGAAAATGGTAAATTTGTAATACCAACACTACTAGAGGATGCTATTATAACATCTCCATATATAAAACAAATTATGATTCATGGTGAAAATAGACCTTATAATATTGCGTTGATTGTACCAAATTATGATACTTTAGATGATAATTTAAAAAATGATAAAAATAAACTATATCAACTTTATCAAAGTGAAATTAATTTATATTTAAAAAAAAATAATATTAAAAGTTATGAAATTCCAAGATATATTATTATATTATCAGAAGAATTTTCATTATTAAATGGATTATTAACTCCAAAATTGTCAATAAAAAGAAATCAAGTACTAGAAAAATATAATAAAGTTATTAATACAACCTATTTAAATAAATTAAATACCATTGGATAATTTTCATAAAGTCTTCTTATTAAATATGGTAATGTATCTCTGAAATGACCATATGGTAAATACTTGTATGTTACATATTTTTTAGCTAATTTATTTGATAATATGTCACTCATACCCATTAAATGAGCAAATTCAATATTATCTAATTGATTATTTTTTATTTTATTTATAGCTAGATTTATGCTATTTTGATTATGTGTAGCACACATTAACTTATCTTTAAAATGATTATTCTCAGAAAATAAGTTGATTCCTAAATCGTAATTATAATGCGTATCTTCTATATTATCAAATAAAATTTTATATTTATAATCCTCATTATAATAAGCACCCCTTACTAATTTACATCCTATAAAATAATTTCTAGATTGTAACAAGTCATTTTTTAATATATTTAAACTATCTTTCCTATACATTTGATATGTTTTATAAATAATTACTTTTTCACAATTATATTCTTTCATAAATTGAATACTGATATCATTAATATCATCTTGTATTATATAATTCTCTGCATCTAGTAATATTTTTGAATTATTATTTATTGCTAATTCTGTTAATTTATGCAAATAATCTTCTGACATGTTTCGATTATTTATTATATCTAATGAACTTAGCTTAATGGCGATTAAATTATTAGGATGTTGCCTAATTAATTGAGATAATTTATTAAAATTCTTTTCATGATCTTTAAAATTTTCATTAGTATAATCTAGTATTGGCAATAAGTTTTTTCTTCTTAAACTTTTTATAATTGAACCTAATTGATTTTCATTACATGTAAATTTATTTACTAATGGTATTCTCATATAATATATTTAATATTTTTTAAAATATAATATTTAAATTATATTTTAAACAGTTTTAAGTAGTTAAAATAAGTGTTATTACATTATTTATTCAAACCAATTCTAATAAAAATAAAATATAGTTGGAAGATACTATTTTTAACTAAAATAAACATATAAATATTTTCTAGACATTTTATATGTATAAAAACTATGAACATTTTACTGAAGATATTGATACAAAAGAACAAGTAGAATATTATATTAATAGTGAAGACCTAGAAAATGATGAGATAGATTATTCAGATCAAGATACCTATGATCAAGAAATGATTGTAGAAGAAGAACAAGAAGATGATATAGAAGAAAAAATTAAAAATAAAGAGATTATTAGACTTGATGATTTTGATCGAGATACTTATATATTACAAGAACAAATAATGAAAGAGGATGCTGTTGAAAATAAAAAGGAAAATATTAAAAAAGGTATACAAATTATAATTTTTTTAATTATTGGTCTTTTAATTGCTATTATAGCTGGTATTTTTCTAAGATATATGAAAATATATAAACAAGAATTAATTTTAGAAATGGTTGAACCCCCAAGATTATATTAATATTAAAATAATGTATATAATTTTTCAATTAGAGTAGGGATATTACAAAAAGTAAAACTTTCTGTTCGCAAGACCATTTCTTTAACCATACTTCTAAAAATTGGTTTGATATTATCATTCAAGACTTGTATTGAGTCTGGTTTGATATTATCATTCAAGACTTGTATTGAGTCTGGTTTGATATTATTTAGGTCAATATCAAGAAGATTATCGGTTCCCCTAAAATATAAACTATGATAAGCGTAATCAAATGTTAGACAGTAGTCAACATCATTATATAAATAATATAGATTAGCTGCGGCTGGTCCATAAGAAAATTTATAATAATATGATTTATTAAATTTTTTGGAATTTTCTATCATATTATTATAAAATTCCTTTCCATTCGTAGCTAATAATATTTTCTCTATTTTTTGATAATCAATAGTATAATTGGATTCAAAAACATTATACTTATCTTTAACAGTTACATCATTTCCGTTGATTGATTCAATGATAGCAATAGTTGGTATATTATATCCTTCATGTTTAACAAGGTTACCATTAATAATAAGAGCACATACAATCTCTTCTCCTACATATAAATTATTATTACAGGTTCTTTCATCTGTTGTCATTAAATTAATAATATTTAAATGAAATAATAAATATTATCAATATTTTTACAAGTTAATTTTATCATATTAGTATATATGTTTTATATTTGATTCTAATGATCACTTATTAGTGATGTTGTTTCTAAAATAAAAGGACTAACCGTTTGTGTATTATCACCATGTTCTTCAACTTTAACATTATAAGGTCCTTTAATTTCATAACTATACAATGAAAAAATATTAAACATAATTCCAGAAGTTAATTCTTCCTTTTTTATATCAGCGTCTTGGTAGGTATAAATACCTATAATTTTAGTACTTGTTAGAGATTTCTCCAACAATATATACCTTAACAAATTATTAGAATTGATCATTCTAAAATATATATTTATAGTTAGATATTATTTATAAATAAAAGCAAAAAGTTTATCATTATTACACCGACCAATATTTAAAATAATATATTAATTAACCTAGTGTCCAAGCATTTCCACACTCTGTGCATTCAACAAAGGTAGTCGCGGGTTCGTCTGCCGCTCTAGTTTGTTTTTCACTAACTTTACATTTTCTATTCTTACATTTAGAACATTTAAATATATCAGTAGTTGCTTGATTATTTTTATTAAATTCTTCTAAATCTTTTTTCTTTTGAATTTTTTCATATTTTTCGGGATTCAACTCTTGTGGTGATAGTCCTGCTATCGTAGCCGGATCTATTTTCTTTGTTTTAACAGCTTGTACTAGATCGTCATTGTTTTCATTTTCAAAATGACACATTAGCTCATCTGTTTTATCTTGATAGATTTGTTGTAATAAAAAAGGCGTTCCTTGAGTTTCAGCATATTGTTCACTAAAATTAAATATACTATTTTCTATTAAATTAGATACTTTTTTATCAAAAATCTTAGCTAATCTCTTGACAATTAATTTTCTATCTGAATCTTCCATATAATATTTAATTTTTGTGATTAAATAATATTTTAAATCAATTTTTATTAACCAATAATATTAGGATTAGTATCAGACGAATCACTTGAAAATAATATTGTTACCCATTAGGGTGTTTTATAATTTCAATAATATATAATTTATTTATTAAATGATAAAATAATTAAGTGCTATTTAAGTGTTCATCGACAGGTACAATCATTGGCCAACTATTGGGACTAAAAGGATTCGAATTTATAATTTCAATTGGAATTCTAGTATAGGACTCTTGTTTTACGTCGGACATATCCTCAAGTAAATTATAATACCCATTTTTACTCTGATTAAAAACAGTATCAATCACCCATTTTTGAACCGGTTCAATATGACCGCTTGGTGAAATAGTTTTGAAATCATACATATGGATAAGGTCAGGTGGACTAACTCCAAATTTATTTTCCATATATTGTTTAACATTTTCTACAGTAAGAGGTTCTCTTTCTTCAACATTATTATAACCATCGTTAGTATTAACATATGGAACATTATAATCAAATAATTCCATGTTAAATAATCTAGGGTGATATAACTTGTGTTTGTATTCAAGCCATCCTAATGATGATTTAATAGTATCCTTATCTTCAGGATTAATACCATATAGGTTGTTCCAAAATGGTACTTGTTGAATATATTTAATAGCTTTATCAATCTCTTTTCTATTTAGAAAGGTTCCAAATCCTCTCATTCTATATTTAAGAATAATTTCAATTGGATCTTTAGAACCTGCAAAATACTTATAATCAAGATTCATATATGTCATGTGTGCAGAAATACAAGATGGTGTCAAATAAACATCTTCTCCATCATAAAAACTTCGAACACAAGGCATATGAAACTTTGAAACAAGTGCAAAGAAATCATCACCAAAGATAGAAAATAATTCTAATTCATGTAGAAGATGATTAGATGATATCTTGACTTTGAAAGTAATATTAATTCCCAATTCATCGTAATCAAAATCTTCAAAACTTCTTTTTTCTTCTTCCGGTGAGAACTCTTCAATATTATCATCTAATATCTTGTCAAAATCTTCTTCACTTAGTTCAACCGGAAATTTTACTTCGACAACCTGTTTTTTACCTTTACTCATATGTACCGATAATATAGTTTCATTTTCTTCAAACAATTCTGGATGAATTGATTTAATTTTTGTCAATTCTTCCACAGAATAATCTTCAAACAACTTGTCATAAAAATCTATAATTTTCTTATCAAAATATGGTTTAAATAATTGAATAATTCTATCTTGTTTCAAATTTGAGATAATAAATTCGTATGTTAGTTCATCAGTAACTATATTACTTTTAATAAACTCTTCATTAATGAATAAAAATACTGTTCTAATTGTTTTCATTTTTATATGTTGAGGTTCAGCATTAGCAGGATTAAATCCACAAATATTTACAACTACTTGGTTATAAATTGATTTTGCTTTTTTAATAAAATCACAAGGCGATATGCTTTTAATCATTATATCAACGTCTGCTTCTGCATAAAATTCATTAAAATATCTTGAATAATCAAGATCAAAATCAGATACATTATTATAGTTATTCTTACCTTTGAATAAATTCATAAGAGGATGTCTTTTTTGTAGACAAGCTGCCATAATACTTCCTGATACTGCAAGACCTGTTTCATTCCAATCTAAATTATTGAAAATATTATGTTGACTATTTCCAGTAATAAAAAGATTCATTCTACGTTTAAAACCTTCTAAATCAGTAATTCCTTGGTTCTGATATTCGGGTTCATTACTATTAAAGGACATAAATCCACCAAAATTATGTTGTCCTTGAATTATCTTATTATCAACCATCAAAGGAATATATGGATTACTTTTTGGGTCATCTATTATAAATGGAAATACTGGCAATAAAGAGGCAGTATTAATTCTAAATATAAATTCATCATTTTTATTAATCCAAGTCTTTTTAATTGATTCTTCCATATAAAATCGTAACCAAGCGTATCCAAAAAGATACCTATTTAAATTCGAAAAATAATTAATCATTTTCGTCATTTGGTTTAGTATATCATAATTATTAATAACTAAATGACAATACTTTTTTGAAATAACTAAATTAGAAAACATATAAAACTTTTGTGTTTCATTTAGTTTACTAAATAGAATAGTCATATCGTCTTTAGAAATATCACAATTTTTTGCAATTTTATATAATTTGTATCCATTTTTTGAGATTGCAGATGAAGCATCGACAAAATTCTTATTACTAAATATCATAGTTAAGTAATTATGTTCAATATTATCTTTATCTAATTCTTTCATTACTTTTTCAATGTTACTATTCTTAATAGTATTAGTATCAGTTAATCGAAATGTTCTACTTGCAAATTTCCTAGAAATGTTAAGTAGACAATTATATTTTCTTGTCCAATAGTTTGATTCTTCCAAATTTTTTATAATGTCTGTCATATATACAAGTGAATTATAACCTATTTTAGATTTTGATGAAAATAGTTGGTTTAACACCACAATATTGTAAATATCATTTAACGTGTAGTGACCCTCGTATATTTTCAAATAAGTTGTTACATTTAAATATGAAATATTAAATAAGGGTAGTATTAGAATTCTATCAGTTAACTCATGACCAAAGTGATTAAACTGTTGTATATCGTTTGAATTAACCAAAGTAATATTATGGTTATGATTAAAATTATTAATTAGTTTTATACTTGTTTCTGATAATACTAATTTTGGCGAATAGCTTGACCATTTTGATTTTAAAATTGACCTAGAACATATATCTTTGTCTACTGGTTCATTTTTAAATGGTGTTAATACATATAATTTGTAAAAATATTTAGACATATTCGCTAATGATAATTCAATTGTTCTGTCGTCCAATTGAATTTCCATTCTATTTTTCAGTAAAGGATTAACCATTACATTCTTACATTCACTTTTTTCAGTATATGTGTCCATTAATAGTTAGTAATATAATGAGATATTAATATCATCAATTTTTTTTAATAGCTATTATATAGAGTTTTTAATAAATTAACTTTGAATATTGATGATTTTCGTCATCACTTTTAATATATTCCATTGATACCATATAGTCAATCGCTTTTTTAAACATTTCCATGTCTACTTGAAATGTATTAATTTCTTTACACTTTTCATAAAGTTCATCAAAAGAATAACTTTGAGTTTTAACATGATGGTTAATCTTAGTTTTAATAATATCTTCCTTGTTATTTGCAACCTCTTCTCTTTCAACATCTTCCCATTTAGAAGGCAAAGAACTAACTTCAAAGAATTTAGTAATTAAATCTAATGTATCATCTTTCTTATTTAAATTCAAAATAATCTTATCTTGTTCAACATACAATATACCACTTTCAATAAAAACATCAATAATCTTATCTTTCTCTTTTCTATCGTATGATTTGATAAAATCAAAATTTAGAAAATCACTCATTAATATAAAATCATTATTACTAAATTGTTCTAAAACCAAAGCTTGTAATGGTAACATTTTTAGTTGAATCAATCCATTATTAGATTTATAATTTATTGAGATAGTACCAGTATGTAAATACCAATTTAAATATCTTGAATTATTATGAGTCTTCTTATAAACGTTAGAGTAGAACTTGAAGAACTTTGAAATAGTTTCATCTGATTCACTCTCATCTAATCTTGTTGCAGTATCAAAAACTGTTGTATCCCAAGTATTATAAGAGGTATTAATTATATTCCAGTCATAAGATGGAGAATCTGATTGTTTGTTGTCACATAGTAATTGTTTAACATAATTATTACAAATATCCGATTTGCTAACATCCTCAATTGTTTTTGAAAGTTTATAAAGTTGTTTTGTATTAAAACATCTTGATAGTTTTGTAACTAACATCTTTTCATATGCAATATATTCTTCAGAAATCTTATTATCCAAAAGTCTTAACATTAATTCTTGATGATATCTCTTGAAAATAATATTTTTGTCATCAAAGTAAGAAATTATTGAAAAGATACAAGTTACATCTTCCTCCAACCCTAGAAATTTAAATAATATATCATTTAGTTCATTAAACTTATCTTTCTTGGAAATCCAAAGAGAAATTCCTTTACGAAGAATAACTATACTGGAAGGAAATAATACCGAATAATCTCTTGAAAAAGAAATAAATAGCTTGCATAATGATTCCAAATCAGCTTGTGTCGTATATATATCAGTTACTTTAATAATAAACTTTGTTTCAAATGTACTCTTGTCATCATTATCTAATATTTTGAATATATTATGGATAACTGTTATATTTTCTTCCATAAAAACAGTAATATTTTCAATACTACTGTCACAAATTTCATAAATTAGACCAAGTAGATCTCTACATATACTCTCGTATATATTCTTCTCAGTAATAAAGTTAAAATGTTTATTATATGTTTCTAAATAATTAGATAATCCATGAAATTGATATAGTGGTACCATTTTTTTTGGAATTGGACAGTTAATAAAACTTTTGATAATTGAAGAACCATAATCCCCAATACATGTTTCAATAAAAGGAATACACCAACTATGATAAAACTCATTATCAAGTCTATTAATTTTCGAAAAAAGATAGTTAATTGTTTTTTTATTTTTTTCTATCATCGTATCCTTCTTTAATACTTCTTTAATTATTGGATCACATATAATAGTTGAGAACAATTGATTATAATAATCTTTAGAATCTTTAGTATCGTAGAAATATTCTAAATCATATATTTTATGACTAAAATTATTTATTATCGAAATTAGACTATCTATTAAGATAGATTCTCTACTTCTGCGTAATAGAAGTCTTAAGTTTTTTCTAATTTCTTTAATATAATCTGTTAGATTATCAAAAATCATTTTTTGTACTTCACATGATGGTAATGACTTGATACTATCATGAACATAAGTTGATAGAAATATTTTATTATTATTTTTTATCAAATTTTCAAAATAACATTCAAGATCTTTTGACGTAATCTCATTATGATGATCGTCACTTATTATTACACCGAATTTATCTGGTAAGGCCATTATTAACTCTATACATATATAACTATATTAATTATCAATTTTTATCTATCAATTTTTATTTTTAAACAATACTTTGTAAACTTTAAAAATAAGTGATGATTTGTAACAACTTTAACCCCGAATAATTTTGGGATACTATTTTTGACATTGTTTGATCTTTGGTTTAAACATATAACATTTACCGTCATGATTATATTTTATTTCTTTAATTTTATTACTATCTGGACCGTGTGTTATCAATACTTTCTTATACGAAATGTATAGACCAAAAATATATCCAATAGTTACTAAAACTAAGTAAAAAATAAAATCTAATGATACCATATTAATTAAGATTAGATTTTTTAAATATTAAATTAAAGTTATAAATATGGATTATATCTTGGAGCATCATAATCAAATATTTTTATATCAAATTTCCCTTTACTCTGATCTAACCAAGGTAATCCAATTACATCATTATTTGTTAATTCTTTATTACCTGGAATTTCTAATGGTACTTTATCAAATGTTTCTATATTTAAAACATAATATTCCCATTGATTAGATCCTGGAAATTTCTGTCTTCCAAATAATTTTAATATTTTCTCATCATTTTTTCGTACTAACATTCCTAAATTTTGAAAATTATCTGGGTGTCCACGTGTTGGAATGTTAATTAACTTTCTAACTGCTTGAACTGGATAATTGTGTCTTGGTAATCTTCTTTCAGGTGGTTTAAAGTTATCATCAACAACTTTTCGGTCTCGTTCCATCAATAAATCATTATTTGATTTACTAACATATTTTAATTCTTCTATTTCTTGAGACATATCTTTTATTTCTTGACTATTATCTTTTACTTTTTCCTTAATTATAATTCTAGGACTAGGACAAACTTTATTATTACTTTTATAAATGATATTTGACATTCTTATAGTATGAATATATGTAAATCCAACAAATATTAAAAGAATAATAATAAAGTATGACTTTGGTATACAAATTTTATCTGACATATAATTATTTTGAGAAAATATTTAAATATAAAATAATTAATAGTAATCTAAAATAAAATCGAGCATAGTAAAGTATTCATCATCAACATGTGCTATT